TGGCTCAAGCCAATGGAGACGTTGATGATTCTTCTTCCAAGATGGGCGAATTTAGCAAAAAAGCAGGATTGGCTTTCGCGGCTGCTGGCGCTGCTGCTGCTGCTTATGCGTTCAAGATTGGCGTCGATGGTGTCAAAGCGGCGATTGAAGATGAAGCAGCGCAGGTCAAATTAGCCAACGCTCTTAAATCTGCAACAGGTGCAACAGAGGCACAAATTAAGGCAACCGAAGATCAGATTCTCAAAATGTCTCTGGCAACGGGTGTCAGCGACGAAAAACTTCGTCCGGCCTTGCAGCGCATCGCGCTTTCGACTAATGATTTGAGCAAGGCGCAGGATCTTCTTTCTGTTGCACTCGATGTCTCAACATCTACTGGCAAGCCATTAGAAGCTGTGGCAAATGCAATTGGTAAAGCCTACGATGGCAACACAGCAGCTCTTGGAAAACTAGGCATTGGATTATCTTCTGCCGAATTAAAAACAATGTCATTCACTGACGTTCAGACAAAACTTACGGATTTATTTGGTGGCGCAGCTGCGGCAAATGCCGAAACCTATCAAGGCCGCTTAGATCGATTAAAAGTCACATTCGATGAAGCAAAAGAAACAATCGGATTTAAGTTACTGCCAATCATTGACAAATTGGTTCAATTCGTTGTCAATGAAGTCGTTCCAGCACTTGGAAAATTTGCTGATTTCTTTAAGCCAATCACTGACGCAATTGAAAAGAACAAAGACAGTTTCATGGAGTTTATTGGATTTCTCCAAAAATATGTGCTTCCGGTACTTATCTCAGGAATTGGTGGAGCGTTTAAGGTTGTGGGCGAAATCGCTGGCGGAATCATTAACGTCATCGGAGCGGTTATCTCTGGCTTGAACGCATTGATTTCTGGAGCCGTTGCTGGAATCAACGCGTTGATTCGTGTCTATAACTCAATTCCATTCTTGCCTAACGTCTCACAGATTTCAGCTCCATCAATTAGCGTTCCAGCCGTGAGCATTCCAAAAAGTCCTTCTGCAACAGTGACAGTCCCAACAATTTCAGTTCCAACAGTTACGACTTCAACCGGAACAGGATCTACAACATCAAGCAGCGGAGTCTCTTCCGTCGTTTCCGGTGCGGACATGGTTTCAGGTGGCTTTACCGATTCACAAAATGCGGCTCGTTTAGCTGCTATGGGCGGTGGAGGATTCACAGATTCTCAAAACGCTGCCCGAATCAATCTGACAGTCAATGGGGCAATCGATGCCGAAGGTACTGCTCGCACAATCGTGAACGTGCTCAATGATTCCTTCTATCGTGGCACTGGCGGAGCCGGCGCACTTCAGGCAATCTAATGACACAGTGGGCTCCAGTCTGGAAAGTCTTAATTGCAGGCGTCGAATACACCGACGTCGTACTAGCCAATCTTTCAATTTCATCAGGTCGCACAAATATCTACACTCAGGCTCAAGCCAGCTATTGCACAGTCAATCTCATCAATCTTGATTTGGGTGCTATTACTGCCGAGATCAATAACGCAGTTTCGATTCAGGTCAAAGACACGTCTGGAGCTTACGTGCCAATCTTTGGCGGATCTATTGTGGACGTCGCGGTAACAGTTTCACAGACTGGATCAGTAGCAATTACTCAGGAAGTCACCATCACGGCTCTAGGAGCCCTTGCAAGGCTCCAGAAGGCCTTAACTAATGGCGTCTTAACTAAGGATTATGACGGCAACCAGATTTACACAATCCTTGAGGATTTACTGGTCAATAACTGGTCAGAGGTTCCAGCAGCTCTTACGTGGGCGAATTACACTCCAGCAACTACAACATGGGCTACTGCTGAAAATACAGGCTTAGGAGAGATAGATCGTCCGGGCAATTATGAGCTGGCCAATCGCGGATCTAGTCAGACAATCACCTGGAATCTGGTGGCCGACCTTGCGACTTCCGGACTTGGTTATTTATACGAGGACGCTTCTGGACTTATCTCCTATGCAGATTCAACACATCGCTCAACATACTTAGCCACTAACGGCTACACAGAGCTAGATGCCAATCAAGCTCTAGGTCGTGGCATAAAGATTCAGACTAAGGCCGGAGATATTCGCAACGATGTTTCCATCGTCTGGAAATCTGGAACTCAAACGGCAACCGATGCAGCCTCTATTGCGCTTTATGGAAAACTTGCTCAACAGATTACGACCTCACTTGAAAAATCGGCAGATGCGGCAGCTCAGGCAGCCTTTTATCTGACACTTCGAGCACAACCTCAAGCATTCCTGGAATCAATCACTTTTGCCCTAACAAATCCAGAATTGGACAATGGAGATCGTGATTCTCTTATTAACGTCTTTATGGGTCAGCCAATCTCACTGGCAAATTTGCCAGTCAATATGCAATCAGGAAATTTTCTGGGCTTTGTTGAGGGCTGGCGATTCCAGGCTTTTTACAATGAACTTTCGGTCACTCTCATAGTCTCTCCACTGCCATTCTCAATTCAGGCGATGGAGTGGCAAGATGTGAGTGTCTTGGAAAAATTCAATACATTATCTGGCACACTTGACTACGCGCACGCGTTAGTCGTGAATTAAGGAGAAACGATGGCAAATCCAACAACAAACTTCGGCTGGGTGATGCCGACCAGTACATCTCTGGTCACGAATCTTCCGGCTGATTTCAACACATTTGGCCAGGCCGTTGATACGTCAATGGCGCAACTGAAAGGCGGCACAACTGGTCAAATCTTGTCTAAGACAAGCGCAACAGATATGGCTTTCACTTGGATCACTAACGACGTTGGTGACATAACTGCAGTTACTGCTGGAACTGGTATTTCCGGCGGCGGTACATCAGGAGCAGTTACAGTTACAAACGACATGGCAACTACCATGACAACTAAAGGCGATTTAGTACCGGCTACAGGTTCGGGAACTTATGCTCGTTTAGGTGTAGGCACAAATGGTCAAGTATTAACGGCTGATTCAACTGCTACAACAGGATTAAAATGGGCGACTCCAGCTGGCGGAGGCGGTAAAGTCTTGCAGGTTGTTAATGCAACGACTTCAACATTTACATCAAACTCAACTTCAACTTATGCCGATGTAAGCGGATTGACTGCATCAATAACACCTTCATCAGCCACAAGCAAGATTTTAGTGCTAGTAAGTGCTAATGGATTATATAAAAGCGCAGGAAACGCCGACAATGGAGTTAGATTAAGACTTGTCCGAGGAGCAACTTCAATTTTAGTTATTGAAAGCATAGTAGGTTGGACTAATTCAGCTCTTGCAAATACAACGGCATCAAGCACAAGTTACTTGGATTCTCCAAGCACAACAAGTTCTACTACCTATAAGGTTCAAATTGCAAATTACGTAAACGGTGCATCTGTAGGAATTAACCTTGAATTGGGAAGTGTTCTCCCAAACTCTACTATTACTCTACTTGAAATTGGAGCATAAAAATGTCTATAAAAGCCTTAGAAACATTATCTAAATTGTGTCCAGAAGGTGGTTGGATTATTTCGGGTGATTCTTTCAAAGATATTACTTGGATTGATGAAAGACCACGCTGCACTAAGGCAGAATTTGAGGCTAGTTTTGCTAAATATGATGCTTGGAAAGCCGAGCAAGATGCAAAAGCAGTTGCGGATAAAGCAGCGGCACAATCAAAACTGGCTGCACTTGGTTTAACTTCTGATGATTTGAAGGCACTTGGGCTCTGATGTATCCGGAAGGTACTGCTGCTCGCATTATTGAAGTGGCACTAGCTGAAGTTGGCACGATTGAGACTGGCGAGAATCTGACAAAGTACGGCAAATTCACAAAGGCCGATGGATTGCCCTGGTGCGGTTCATTCTGCAACTGGGTCTTTCACACTGCCGGCGTCAAGATTCCGTCAATGGTTGGCACTGCTGCTGGCGCACACAAAATGAAAGAATTGGGACGCTGGATTGACGATAAGCCACAACTGGGAGATCTATGCTTCATGGACTTTCCACATGATGGCGTGGACAGAATTAGTCACATTGGAATTGTGGTCAAGGTAGGCACATCAAGCGTGCTTTGCGTCGAGGGCAACACTTCCGGCGACGGAGATCAACGCAACGGCGGAATGGTGATGCTCAAGCAACGCTACATCGGCAAGGAGATTGTTGGTTTCGCTCGCGCTCGTTTAGCTGCTTATGATGGAGAATATCCAGTGGTCGAGCCAATCCAAAAGGTTAAGCCAAAGGAGAAAAAGAAATGAAAGATCTCAAGGCTATGGGCGCTTCGTGGGGACGAAGTTTTCTCAGTTCTTGCATCGCCGTTTATTTGGCCGGTGTAACAGATCCAAAAGCAATCATCGGGGCAGGTGTTGCTTCAATTCTGCCAGTGATTCTTCGCTGGTTAAATCCTAACGACGCACAATTCGGTAAGACGAAGTGAGTGTCGGCGAATGGACGGCGGTGGGTGGGCTTGTTCTTGCGGTGCTCACTGCCATCTATTCGTCAATGCGATTCATGGTGAAGTCAATCATGCAGGAATTTCAACCGAATGGTGGCAACAGTCTCAAGGATCAAGTCTCTCGAATTGAGGCACGCCTAGATCAATTGATGTTGGAGATTGCTCTTAAGAAATAGACACGCCGAGGCCAATCTTGCCAATGTCGGTTGTTGATGTCATTCTTTATTTGGGAGCAACGACAAGGCTCCCACGGGAGCAAAAATGACAACAAGTGAAATCGGCTTATTCTTTCTCATGGCGCTCGCCTGTATTCTCTGGGCGATTGTGAGTTATTCAATGGGCTATAAAGAAGGCCACAAAGACGGCTATCAACGAGGCCGAGCAGTGACCCGCCACATCTCACAAAAGGCGGCCATTAAATGAGTTTCTTAGATAACTACGAAGATGTAGCTGCACGCATTCAGCGATTCTGGGCTACTTATCCAGACGGCAAAATCCACACGTCAATCATGGACGTCAATCTTGAAAAGGGCTACGTATTAGTTGAATGCCGGATTTACCGAAACTATGAAGATCAAGAGCCGGCTGGCATTGACTACGCATTCGGCAACGTAAATACATATAACGTCCAGATGAAAAAATGGTTTATTGAGGACACTTGTACCTCTGCGATAGGCCGTTGCGCGGGTCTAGTTTTAGGCACCGACAAAAGGCCAACAGTTCAGAATATGCAACAAGTAGAACGAATCGATCCAAAGATTGTTCAAGATTCTGCCGTTGCCTATGATTACTGGAGCACTAAATTTGGAGACGTGCCATCGTTTAAGACACGTGAAGAGGCAGAAGAAGCCGACATTCCGACGCTTGGAGTAGCCATTGACACCATCAAAGAGACACTAGGCGGTGTACAAGTAGCTGCTGCTCCTCTGTGTTCTCATGGTCACATGATCTGGCGAGAAGGAACGGCTAAGACAGGAAAAGGCTGGGGCGGATATATGTGCTCCGAAAAGGTCAAGGCGAAGCAGTGTCCGCCAGCCTGGTACATGCTTGGATCTGATGGACAGTGGAGGCCACAGGTATGAGCCGCGTGACTGAGATGATTGATGTGGACACGATGATTGGTCGGACTCTCATTGATGGCAAAATCGTTGCAGAGTTCAAGTGTGAGCGATGCGATCATTGCGAACGCATCGAGATTCTGGATCGTGCAGGTTATTTGCGAAATGTAGGAGGAGAGCCGGTGTTGTGGTTCTGTAGTAAATGCAGAAAATGACAGTTACGGAGGCCGATGAATGGGCTATTCATCGACGTGCCAGTGATGTCATATTTGCACAATCTGGCTCACTAGGTCACGGCATTCAATACAACTCAAAATTAAACAATCATGAAAGATGCGTTGAATATGCCGAATCACTAGCTGCTGAGATGGTAGTGGCAAGATATTTTGGTCTTGATTACGACATCAACGACAACAAGGGCAAGAGACGGGCAGATGTCGGTCAAGGTTTAGAAGTGCGCTGGACTACTTACACTGGTGGCAATCTCATCGTGTATCCATACGATCGTGATGATGATGTGGCCATTCTGGTCGTTGGCAAGTCTCCGACTTATTACATTGTTGGCTGGCTTCCAGTGGCATTCGCCAAGCGCAAGAGGTTTAAGAATCCACGTCAAGATTCTTGGTGGGTAGATCAAGGCAACCTCAATCCAATCGACACATTGGTAAGGAGCGGATATGCCACTGCTGCGATTTGATTGCTCAATCTGCAAGAAGCTCTATGGTGATGGGCGTAGAGAGCACCTCATCACGAAAGGTGCTGAATTGACTGAGCATGAATGGTTTGCTCAATGCTCAGGTTGCGGAGCCTTCTCGGTCAAGTTGGTCGATGATTCGTTGGTGGCTGGCCTTGAATAGTTATCCACAGGCTTATCCACAAGGGCATGTGGACAATGCAACACACCGAGGTCAATGCTTGACAGATTGTCAGGATCCATCGCTATACTTGAAAGATAATATCTTGAAAATAAAGATAAATAAAAAGAAAATAAATATAAAGATAAAAAATAATAAAAACTTATTAGCTATTCCCATGTCAATTTTGATCTT